CGTTTGTCAGTCGGGTCGAGGAGAGCGATCCCGGGGATGTTTCCCTGCGGGTCAGGCGACTTCGTTTCTTCGTTCGTTGCGCGGTTTTTATTTCATCACTGTCAACGGCGGAGCAAAACCAGGCCATTGGGCGGCGCAAAAGTAGGCCACTTGGCGGCGCATTCGGGGAACGTCGGGAGGGCGTAGCCCGACCAGAGTTTCCCGAATGCGGCGTCGGCGTTCTTATGGGGTGGTGTCGGCGGCTTTTCGGGCCCTGCTTTGCGCGAGGCGATAGCTGTCGCCATTCATCTCGAGGATGCTGACGTGGTGGGTCAGGCGGTCAAGGAGCGCGCCTGTGAGGCGCTCGGACCCGAAGGTTTCGGTCCATTCGTCGAAGGGCAGATTGCTGGTGATCAGCGTCGATCCGCGTTCGTAACGCTGGGAGACCAGTTCGAACAGCAGCTCCGCTCCGGTCTTTGACAGCGGCACAAAGCCCAACTCGTCGATGATGAGCAGCTTGTAGCCGGCCATCTGCTTCTGGAAGCGCAGCAGACGACGTTCGTCGCGGGCCTCCATCATCTCGCTGACGAGCGCGGCCGCCGTGGTGAAGCCCACGGACAATCCCTTCTGGCAGGCTGCCAGGCCGAGACCGATCGCAACATGGGTCTTGCCCGTGCCGCTGGGCCCGAGCGCGATGACGTTCTCGCGGCGCTCGATCCATTCGCAGCGCGCCAGTTCCAGCACCAGCATCTTGTTGAGCTTCGGGATGGCGGCGAAGTCGAAGCTGTCGAGGCTCTTGGCGGCCGGGAACTTCGCAGCCTTGATGCGGCGCTCGACCATCCTGCGCTCCCGGTCGATCAGTTCCAGCTCGACCAGCCTGGCAAGATAGCGAACATGATCCACGCCCTCGACCGCGCATTGCCGGGCAAGCTTCTGGTGCTCGCGCAGGAAGGTCGGCAGCTTCAAGGTCTTGAGGTGATGAACGAGCAGGAGTTCGGGAGCATCGCTGCTCATGCCGGTTCCTCCTCACGGTCCAGCAGGCGCATATAGGCCTTGGCCGACGTCGTCTCGACGGTGGCTCTGGGCAGATAGGGATAGATGTCGAGGTCCAGCCTGGGCGGCCTGCGCTCGGCCCGGCACAGGACGAGGTGCTTCACGGCATCGAAGCTGATGGCGCCCAGATGCAGTGCCTGCTTCACGGCTGCGTGCAGGTCGGCCAGATCGAAGCTTTCCATCAGGCGCAGCACCTGCACATAGGCGCGCCGGCCCTGTTTGCCCATCCGCGCCTCCATGAGACGGCGCAGTGTCGTGAACGCCTCCGGCAGTTCCCAGCCCTGCAAGGGGGCCGCCTGGTCGAGCGCGTTGATCTTCTGCTCGATCAGCGGCAGGTAATGCAGCGGATCGAAGACAACCTCTTCGCGCGCATAGCTGCGCGGATGGCGGGCAATGATCTCCCCGCCGCAGCCGATCACCACCGCGTCGACATAGCCACGGATCCAAACGTCCTGGTAGCCGAAGGCGACCGGAACGGAGTAGTCGTTGGTCCTGTAGCGCACCAGCGCCTGCGAGGAGACCCGGCCGCTGGCCTGGTCGCAGGCCTCGAAGGGCGATGCCGGCAGCGGCCGCATCGCGGCCAGATCGCGCAGCAAGCGTTCGCCGATCGTCTCGCTCTCGCCGCGCAGCCGGTCGCTCTGGCGCTTACGGCACTGCTCCTCAAGCCACAGATTGAACTCGTCCCACGATGCAAAGCGCGGGATCGGCACCATGAAGTTGCGCCGGGCATAGCCGACCAGTCCTTCAACGCTGCCCTTGTCATTGCCCTTGCCGGGACGGCCATAGCGATCCCGGATCAGATAGTGGGACAGGAAGCCGCTGAACAGCGCCGCCCGCTTGCGCGTGCCGTCGGGCAGGATCTTCGCCACCAGGCAACGGTCGTTGTCGTAAACGATCGACTGCGGCACGGCCCCGAAGAAGGCGAAGGCATGGATATGGCCGTCCACCCAGGCCTCGGCCACAGCCGCAGGATAGGCGCGAACATAGCAGGCGTCGCTATGCGGCAGATCGAGCACGAAGAAGTGCGCCTTCTGCTCCACGCCGCCGATGACCACCATAGCCTCGCCAAAGTCGGCCTGTGCGTGCCCGGCCGGGTGCGCCAGCGGCACGAACATCTCCTGGCCGCGCCGCGCCCGATCGCGCATGTAGTCCTTGATGATCGTATAGCCGCCGGTAAACCCGTGCTCGTCACGCAGCCGATCGAACACCCGTTTGGCCGTATGGCGCTGCTTGCGCGGAACCGCCCGGTCCGCCTCAAGCCAACGATCGATGATCGCGATGAACGCGTCCAGCTTCGGACGTCGCACCGGCGCCTGCCGCCGATAGCCGGGCGGAACCGAATAAGCCATCATCTTGCGAACCGTGTCGCGTGAGATGCCGAAATGCCTGGATGCCTCGCGCTGGCTCATGCCCCCGTCGCAAGCAACCCGAACCTTCAGATATAATTCCACGGTGTAGATCCCTCATCCCTCCCTGCGCTGCGCAGAAGGGAAATAGGTGGCCGGATTTTACGCCGCCCGCAGCAGGACTATCCCGCCGCTACCGTGGTCTAGTTTTCCACCGCCGTTCTCAAGAGAGGGCAAAGCGCCGCCAGCCCTGCTCGCGCATCCAGTCGAGCCAGTCCTGCCAATAGGGCAGCCACTCGTTGTTGCGGTGGACGAGCCCGAGATTGACGAGCACCTGGCCGTTTGCGGCCATGACCGTGTCGAGGTGGCCGAAGCCCCCCCGCATCAGCGCGTCCCAGTCGCGAATGCCGCCGGTCGCATAGTCGCGCTGCTGCGCATAGGGCGGGCTCGTGAACAGGAGCGCGGCGCGTTCGCCATCCATCACCCGCGCGACGCAATCCGCCTCCGTGCTGTCGCCGCACAACAGGCGATGCGCACCCATGAGCCACAGGTCGCCCGGCCGCGTGACCGGATGGCGCGGCGGGGAGGACAAGACGTCGGCGTCGTCGTCCGCCTCGTTCGCATCGCCCGCCGTCGCCTCCGCCTCATCGAGCGGCGCCATCAGATGCTCGAGCTCGCCCTCGTCGAAGCCGGTGAGCGCGAGATCGAAGCCCTCGCCGTTCAGCGCATGCAGCTCCGCTGCCAGCAGCTCCTCGTTCCAGCCGGCATTGAGCGCGAGCTTGTTGTCGGCGATCACGTAGGCGCGGCGCTGCGCCTCGGTCAGATGATTGAGCACCACGACCGGCACGGCATCGAGCCCGAGACGGCGCGCCGCCTCGAGGCGACCGTGCCCGGCGATCACCGTGCCGTCGCCCGCGACCAGCACCGGATTGGTCCAGCCGAATTCGACGATGCTGGCGGCGATCTGCGCCACCTGCTCATCCGAGTGCGTGCGCGGGTTGCGCGGATAGGCGGAAAGCCGCTCGAGCGGCCAGAACTCGATCCGTTCCGGCGCAAAGCGCAAGGTCATCGTTGTGATTGGCGTGCTTGGAAACCGACTGCGCCGCCTTCGACCAGCGCGGAGGTGCGCGTGGCCTCTCGGTGGCTTCCGAGGTGGCTTCCTGGAGCCAGACGTTCGGCCCGCGCCGCGTCCGGAAAACCGCGTGAAGTCCGATAGTTATGGCGAGTTGGCCCCCTTGCGGTGGATTCCATGCTGGACTGCGGAAGCCACCTGGAAGCCACTCGCCTCAGCCGAAAAAGCCGCAATCCGTCAAAGCGTTACCAACGCGTCGGGGTGGCTTCCGGGAAGGTGGCTTCCCAAAAATTTTGCCTGGCGGTGGCGGAATTCCGGGCCATCGCCCCCCCCGCATACCAATGCGGCCAGGAAGGAACCGTGATTTCAGATGGTTAGGCAAATACCGTACTCCCTTGCGGTACGTTCCGATTGACATTACGTAACGTGGTGCGGTACGTTCCGGCGTGATCAAGACGTTCGGCGACAAACGCACCGCTGCGATCTTTGCGGGCTATGCCGTTCGCGGGCTGCCGCCGCAGATTCAGGAGCGAGCCCGAGCCAAGCTCTTGGCGATCGACGCCGCCAAGCGACTTGACGACCTGCGCCAGCCGCCGGGCAACAGGCTGGAAGCCTTGGCGGGCGACCGCAAGGGCCAACACAGCATCCGCATCAATGATCAATGGCGGATATGCTTTGTATGGCGAGACGGTGAGGCATTCGATGTCGAGATTGCCGACTACCATTGAGGAGCAAGACAGATGAGCATCAAGCGTCAAGATATCGACAAAGGGGCAATCGACTTCTCTGACGTGCGCTCCGGCCGACGCCTGCCGCCTGTCCATCCGGGCACGATCCTCCGTGACGAATTTCTGACTCCGATGGAGATCAGCGTCTACGAGCTTGCCAATGCGATCAAGGCGCCACGGTCGCGCATCAATGACATCGTGCTCGGCCGGCGCGCGATCACGACCGATACCGCCCTGCGGCTTGGACGCTATTTCGGGACGTCGCCGGAATTCTGGATCAATCTGCAAGCGCGCTACGATCTCGATGTCGCCAATCGCACTGTCCGTCGCAAGATCGAGCAGGAGGTTGCGCCGCGCGCCGCATGAAAAACAGGGCGCAGAAGCGATCGTGGCGCTTGGCACGGCGGAGCCATGTTGTCCGCGCCAATCAGCGCCGCCTGCGGGCTGACAGTTTAAAGGCTCTGTTTGCTGCTGCCGGCCATCCCGTTGGCAGGCGGATCAAATACCGGCGTAACTCTGTGGCCCGGCGGGCCGTGGAGGCGGTAGTCTTCCGCGCGCGTCTCGCCCGAGCCTAGCGCTTCGCATAGCCGAATTCGCCGCGGTCTGTCTCACCCGCCGATGTCTCATCGAAAATTGTCTCACGCGCAGAAATCATCTTGACAGGGCGCGCGTGCCTTCAACGACGAACCGCCGCGACCGCTTCGCCGGAAGGCGCCTGCCATTGAGCCGCCACGTGATCACGCTCAAGGCATACTCCCAGCGCCGGTGCGCGGTGGCGCGCGCGATCCCGAACCGCCAGCAGATCATCTTCCAGGGTGTGCGCTCGGCGCGTGCCCAGACGAGTTTCCCGTCCTCGGCTTCGAGCCAACGCAGCCAGTCGAGCGCCTCCTCCATGCGGGAGATGGCGTCCGGCGCCGGCGGCGGGCGCTTGAGGCGCGGCGGCTCTTGGCCAACGAGATCGGCGAACTCGTGCCGGATCTTGGGCCACAGATTGTAATAGCCCTGCACGCGCACCGGCGGCAGCCGCCGCATCACATCGGCTGCTTCGCGGAGCCGCGCTTCGACCCGCTCGCGCGTCCAGTCAACCATGGCGATGCTCCCTGCCGCTGTGGCGCTCGCCGTAGAGCCTCTCGCCGAGCTGGCGGACGAGCTCGCGCTCAAGCCAGGTGAGGCGCGGATCGTGCGGGCTCACGACGAGGATGTTCTGCTCGCGCCAGCCGTCGCGCTTGAGTTCCTCGATCGAGCGGCGCTTGCCGCCGTAGCCCTTGGGCATCCACCTCATGGAGCGACCTCCCCCAGCACCGCGGCATAGCCTGCGACATCGACGATCGAGTCTTCGTGACTCGGATCGCAGGCAAATCGCGCGAGCTTGAGATCGATGAGGCACAGCACCACCGGCGCCAGCATCACGGGATGCCCGAGCGTGATCGACCAGCGACGGGCGACCGCCTCCATGGACCGCCGTGGATCGCCGTAGAGCGCGCGACGCTCACCGACCACGGCGGCTGCACGTCTCAGCATGGCATCGCCCTTCATGACGCGCCTCCCCGCGTCTCGATCGCCCAGAGCAGGATCGCGAGAGCATCGGCTTCGTTGTCGTCGGCGGGCGAGAATCCGCGCGCGCGGACGGCGGCGATCACCGCACTCTTGTCGGCATTGCCCTTGCCGGTGACGTGGCGCTTGATGCTGCCGACTGGCACGCCCTCGTAGGGAACGGCGTGCTGCTCGCACCAGGCGGTGAGCGTGGCAGGGAAGCCGCCATAGAGCTGCGCCGCATCGGTGCCGATGTGGCGGCGCTGAACCGCGCCGGGATTGCCGGAGGCATTTTGGTTTGAGTCACGCTGCCATGGCCGGCTCTTCGAGCATAGCGTAGTAGCGCTCCTCGGCTTCGGCCGGCGGGATNTTGCCGATGGGCTCCAGCAGCCGGCGATTGTTGAACCAGTCGACCCATTCCAGCGTCGCGAACTCGACGGCCTCGAACGAGCGCCATGGCCCGCGTCGATGGATCACTTCGGTCTTGTACAGGCCGTTGATCGTCTCGGCGAGAGCGTTGTCGTAAGAGTCGCCGACGCTGCCGACGGAGGGCTCGATGCCCGCTTCGGCCAGGCGCTCGGTATACTTGATCGACACATATTGGACGCCTCTGTCCGAATGATGCACCAGACCGCCTCCATGGATCGGACGGCGATCATGCAGCGCCTGTTCGAGCGCATCGAGAACGAAGCTCGCATGCGCCGTTCTGCTCACCCGCCAGCCGACGATCCGGCGGGCATAGGCATCGATGACGAAGGCCACGTAGACAAAGCCTCTCCAGGTCGACACGTAGGTGAAGTCGCTTACCCACAGCCGGTTCGGCGCCGGCGCCTGGAATTGCCGGTTGACCCTGTCGAGCGGACAAGGTGCCGCCTTGTCGCTGATGGTGGTCTTCAACGGCTTGCCGCGGATCACGCCCTGCAAGCCCATGCTCTTCATCAGCCGGGCGACAGTACAACGGGCAATGTCGAAGCCCTCCCGCTTCATCTGCCGCCAGACCTTGCGTACGCCGTAGACGCCGAAGTTCTCGTCGAACACCCGCCGAACCTCCTCCTTCAGGACCTCATCCCGCTTTGCACGGGCTGGCAATCGGGAAGGATCGGCCCGCCGGGCGGCATGCTCGTGCCAGGTCGACGGGGCGATCGGCAGCACACGGCAGATCGGCTCGACCCCGTACGCATCGCGGTGAGCGTCGATAAAGGCGATCATCGCTTCAGTGGGCGGTCGAGCTCCGCCATCGCAAAATAAGCCGACGCCTTGCGCAGGATCTCATTGGCCTGACGAAGCTCGCGAACCTCCCGTTCAAGCTCCTTGATCCGCGACAGCTCCGCGCTCGTCGGCCCAGGACGCATGCCTGCATCCCGCTCAGCACGCCGCACCCAACCGCGAAGCGTCTCCCCGGTGCAGCCGATCTTCGAAGCGATCGAATTGATCGCTTCCCATTCCGAAGCATACTCGCCCCGGTGCTCCAGAACCATTCGAACCGCGCGCTCGCGCACTTCAGGTGAATAGGTATTGCCGTTCCGTTTCGTCATGATGGCTCCTTACTCTCAAGAGGGGGAGCCTCCGGCAATCCCGGCGCGGTTCAGATCGCCTCCTCGGCACCGAGTTGAGAGGCTATTTCCCCCCAAATGTAATTGTCCGGACTATTTCGACCGTTGAATGCGGCAATACGTGCCTCTCCGAACCCAATCCTTTCATTGAGATCACTGGGGAGAACTTCCGGTCGGAGGTGTGGATGCCGCGCCAGGAGGCCAAGGGCGACCATCATGTGCGTCTTACCACCACCCATGGCCTGGGTCAGCTCAAAGACCGCTTGGTCAGATTTTCCCGACAGACGAAGCATCCCCTCTTTGAAGAGCTGCTCCATCCCGTGCGTCACGTAATCTCGCGCAAAGAAGTCCCTTCCGTCGCCATTGTCAGCGATCAAGTCGGCAAGGTTCTCGATGCCCTCGGCCATCCGGTAATCCGCGATTACCGGATTAAATGTGCACGCCTGCTTGACCGTCCTGATCATTCTGCCTGATCCCCCTGACTCTCGGACTTGGTTGAGCCCTTCACAGGAAGGCCATGTCGCTGGCAGTAATCGAGGATCATCACCTCGACCATGTTGGCGATGGAGCGATGCTCCTCCTGTGCGGCGGCGCGAAGCACCTCTTTCACGCTTGGCTCGATTCGGAGCGTAAGCGTTGCGGTCTTGTTCACCGCCATCACGGCCTCCCAAGAAAGCTGCGGATGTACTGCGTATTGCAGTATCACACCGCAGTCCCGGTTGGCTAATCGAAAATGATGCGATGGGCAGCACAGGGTGG